CGGCGGCGAGTTTTGCCTTATCATATGCAGTTAGCTCCGGCTTAGCTAACACAGTAATAGCTTCTCCAAAATCGATTCCTCGCTCTTTCTTGATAGTGCTTATTGTTGACCTCGTAACCGCCACGCTTGTGGTGTCCTCGTAAGCGGGGAAAGCCACCATAAAAGACACCTCAAAGAGTTTGACCTCTTTTAGCGTTACAATATCAACGCCGGCCTCGCTTCGAGTCTCAGTAATAATCGGCTGGAAACCGAAAGACATGGTTTTAATGTCCCCGCGAGCAATAACCTCATAAGCGTCTCTTGCATAGGTTGTGTCTGGCAAATCTACTTCGATATAGAGCCCGTCATCACGATCATCAAACCGGAGTGTGCCAGCACCCAGCGAACCTAGAACCTTCGTTGCGTCATGATTTACCAGTGCTACTACATTTCGTTCCGAGATGGATTTCTTAAAAGCCCCTGGAGCAATCTCTTCGTAAATCCCGTACATATCAACAGAGCGCTTGTTATACGGGATAAACCCAAATAGTTTTCGCTTCCCGTCAGTCTGCTCAGCCTTAAGCTCGCTTTCAATGCTTCTTTTTTCATAAGTTATTGGCAATCCATTCATCTTAATACTCCCCTGTTTTATCCTGCTCGAGCTGTTGCAATGCAAGTTTTTGCGTTGCCTTCTTTTTTCATAAGTTATTGGCAATCCATTCATCTTAATACTCCCCTGTTTTATCCTGCTCGAGCTGTTGCAATGCAAGTTTTTGCGTTGCAATTCTCGCAGCAATGGTTTCTTCGTCCACCGGTAAAAGGTTTGCCGGCAAATGCGGTACATCACCAGCAGGTCCTATGGTCGGCAAGTTTTCCCTTGCCCGCGCTTCGTTAATGGTCAAGATGCCAGATCCAATTTCTTTCGTATACGCATCAATCTTTGCTGACGTATCAAGTTTCAGCAAAGCATTGTAATTCGGCTCCACATATAAATAGTCTAGTTCTGATAGTGTTAACAAAGATTCAAAACCATCAACGAAAGCCTCGGCGATAGGTCTCACTGCAAAGTCGATAAATATTGTGTAGAGACTTTCAAGGCCATTGTATTTGTTTTCCCCGTGCAACAAGGAAGTCGGCACATTAAAAACTTTTGCAATGAGCTCCTGGACAACCTGCAAGTTTTCATTGAGCTGATTTTCCCGATTGCTTTTTCCGCCTACATCAAGGGACTCGTACTTCACACCCTGCACCGATTTAATAATAGGCTTCCCGGAATTAAGCACACCCGCAAAGTCATTGATAAACTTTGCTTTTACATCTTCAATTTGTTCTCGAGTTAGTCGCGCGGTGTTCAGCAATTCTGAAATATCGAGAATAATTTTTTTGTCGACCCCAAAAGAATTGTCCATGGTAGCCCGGAAGTAGTTGTCCATAGCAATGGCAAGGTCGAATGCTGAGCGATAGTAGTCAAAAATTGATTGCCCCTTAAGTCCGTTAAAACCAAACCGCGAAGGGATATGCAGGATCTCGTCAGCGGAGTACGTTCTATCCGATGCCTGATACACGATGCTTGCCCCGGACCGCACTGGCTCGATGGTCGATGGGTCTATCCGCAGTAGTGCTGTAACATTACTTCCGGTCCTATATTTGTACGCGTAAAAATTACCGTTGAAGTAATCGACCACCATCTGGTAATAAAATAGATACGACGGCGTCGTGAGATTAGGTCTCCGCAAAATCCGTGCAATAGTATGGTCCCTTACTTTTTCCCGCGATCCATTATCCCGCTTACGATACAGATCAAATGGCAAAGACGATACTGCCCCGGAAATCAGGTCAATGCAAGCAAGTGCCACTGGATGTTTGTTAATTTGATACTGATACCCGGGGCTGCCCCCTGTTACGATAAACTGAGTATTTACAATCGCCCGTTTCCCAAAATTAAATATTCCCATAGCATCCTCATAATAATAGTCTAGTTTTACAAGAGCGCCATTAAATCATCGTATGTGTAGGCTGACCCCATAGCCTTTATTTTTTCACTGAGTATACTGTAGGCCATAATTGATGTAATAACCGCATCAATTCTTTTGTATGTTCTGTTTGTCTGAGGCTTAAGCGGTTTGTAATTGCCATTAACATCCGGTTTAATAACAGCACAAGAGAGCATCCACCGCATAATAGGATTACTGTCAATAATCAAACCGTCATATATCGCCTTCTCCCATTCCTTTGTCGGAACCGCCATCGATTTAAGGCTCTGATCAAAATCAATTGACACAATATCCTGCGTTAAATGCTCAAATACAAACTTTGACTGATAGCGGTCATAAACAACAGCCAAAATATTTTGACTTTGATACAGTTCCGCGATTTTCCCTGCAATAAAAGCGTAGTCGACCGTAGGCCCCGGAGTCAGCGTAATCAAACCGTCATCAATCCATGCTTTGATTAAAATATTTTCTTCGGCCTTATTGACCGCCTGCTCTTCCGGAATGTAGAACCAATGCCGAGCAACATACTTTTCTTTTTCTGCCCACCAGGTATACATCGAGAGCACGGTAAAATCCGAAACCTTCGACAGGTCGAACGATAGTACTGACGGAGCGGTTGCAAGATCTTCCATGGCAGGGCTTTTCATCATGCACTTCCGGAAAACGTCATCAGGTATCCAAGCATCAATGACCGGGTCAACCCATAGGTTACAGGTAAGCTGTTTGTAGTCAGCCTGCTTATGCGGTTTCTGTTTTGCTTCATCGAGGTCTGCTTTAAAGTCACGTTCAAAGTCTAATACCCCACAAGCGAGCATTGGATTTGCTTTTGGGAGTAACTTCGGATCATCCCAGCGGTCGCCTTCGTCGAGCTCAAAGAAGATTGCAAATGTGCTCGGGTCTTCGATAATGCCGTCGAGAATTTTTTTGCATCGCTCATATTCCTGGTAGTATGGCGTCTGTTTGTTGTTGCCGTTCGTCGTGATAATGACTGCGAGCGGTGACGAAACCGAGCGAAACCCATAGCGAATGATAGACAAGAGCTCATCGGTCGGATACAAATAGTATTCGTCGAATATTGCGAGAGACGCAATGAACCCCTGCTTTGTTTTTGCTCCTTTTGACAAGCATGTGATAGTCGAGAAATTCTGCGGATGCAAGATAGTTTTTGTGCGGCTCGTGACCTCGAGCTCTTTCGCCAATTCCGGCGATGACATGACCGCTAGTTCAATCGGCTCGTAGACACTTTTAGTCTGCGGCTGATCAAGGGCTGCAAGATATGCACGCCCTCCTTTGCGGGAGAACAGGTCGTATAGTGCGAACACTGAATTGAGCGTCGATTTCCCGTTCTTCTTCGCCGTAGAAATTACTGCGGTGCGAACTACCCGGGAATAATCTGTACGGTGCTTGAACCCATAAATGCCTGCAATGATGAACGCTTGCCACGGCTGCACTTTTATAGGCTGCCATTCGCCCCGGATATTAACCTTTAGATATTCCTCGGCGAAAAGGATAATCAGCTCGGGTTCTTCAGCGTCAAAATAAATTCCAAGGCTTTTTGCCTCGCGCTTCATTCTCTCAAAGCGCTTTACAGCTTGCTTTACACTTTTGCAGCAGATATTCGGATTTTCTTTTACCCATGCAATGTATTCATCCCAAAGTTTCATCGCTTCTTTTTCTCCTTGAGTTTTTCGAGGACCCCCTGGGCAAGTTTTGTCTGCGAAATATCTAAAGCAAGCCGGGTACGCTGAATCGGACTGATACCGTACTTGAGTAAGATGTCATGGAAGGTCCTGACGCCTTTAAGGTACGCCCCAAAGAGGACTTTGTACTCTTTATCTGTTACTTCTAGTTTGCGAAGTACCGCAATCTGCCGCTCGGTCTCTTGCAGAATTAAAAACGCATTCTCCAGATCCGGGATGTCAGCATAGGATAAGACACCCCAGAGAATAAGCTGGTCAGTAAGCAAGACCCATCGCTTTTTAATTTCTTCCGAGGTGATGCGAGCCGGCGGCTCGAGTTGCTCGCCTTGCGGTATCATCGGGAGCTGGTCATCGATGCGATGCCCATGTTTTTTTTCATCGTACACATTGAGGGCTTTAAGCACGGCAGTGGGCTTCCCATTACCACCACGACGGCCCTTAACCGCATCAGGGTTCAAATTCATAACCGCCCCCTATGGATTTCTGAATCAATCTTTGGCGCACGCTGTGG